GTTTATGTCATTTCGTCCAATGTGGAAAAGATATAATAAGAAAGCTGTTATTGGAAACTATATGTACGTTCCACCTATAGCTTGGGACACAGTAATGATGCTTCCTGTCCATCGCTTCAGGAAAGCTGGCATAAATAAAGTATGGAGAGACGGAATGATGGAACGTCGTAAACGAAAAAGCTAATGGCCAATTTAAAAAATTTAGTTAAAACAGCATTCGACCTTGGTAAAGGTAAGCTGCTGGAAAAGCCTAGAACAGGAGAACAATCACAGTTCAACCTGAATAACTTCATGGGCCAACTACAAGAAGTAAATAGTCTTGCTCAAGCAAGTAAGTATACACTTGAAGTTTTTCTGAAGGCTGCACCGTGGGCCAGTACAGAAGATGCTCAAAGATTAATATTCTTTTGTGATAGTGTTAATCTACCTGGTGGATCCAACATAGCTTCTGACTTTAGATCTCAAGGCTTTGGTCCTTTTGATAGACGACCTACTGCATTTGTAACCCCAGACATATCAGCACAGTTTATGTTAGACTCTAATGGCAACAACATTGGGTTCCTACAAAACTGGATGGTTAATGTAATTAACATTAACGCAGGTAAGCCTCATCAAGAAGTAGGCGGAGCTGGCTTTGGTGAAGTATACTACAGAGACAACTATCTTGCAACACTAGTCATTACACAATATGATGTTGCAGGAAATCCAACAACAAAACTAACAGCTCACGAAGCATGGCCATCAGTGCTAGGCGACGTGGCATTAGGATGGAACAATACAGATGAGGTAGCAAGAGTACTTGTTAACTTTTCAATAAGATATTGGACCACCGAACAGATGGAAGGAACACCAAAACCTGGTGATAGAGAACTATCTGGCTTTGAGCAACTACTCAGAATTGGGTCAGCTGCTAAGGCATTAAAAGCATCGATGAAGAAACCTAACAACGTCGGTGACGTGATTAACATTGCAAGCAACGCTCAGACTTTCCTCGGATCGTTTGGTGGTAAGCGTTCAGGTGGCGGCTAAAATTATGGAGAATAAATTATGGCATTACCAAAACTAAGTACACCGTTATATAGTATAACACTTCCGGTATCTAAAACTGAAATAACATTCAGACCTTTTCTTGTAAAAGAAGAAAAGATTATGTTAGTAGGTAAAGAGGCTGGACCAAAACAACAAGTAATTGCTATGAGGCAAGTATTAGAAGCTGTCGTTAAAGAACCAGCAGACATGGACGTTGGCGAGCTAGCCATGACAGATGTCGAGTATTTGTTTTTACAATTAAGAGCTCGATCAGTTCAGAACATTGTTGAACTGAAGTATAGAGACAAAGAGGATAAGAAGGTCTATGATTTTGAATTAGACTTAGATGATATCCAACCAACATTTAATCCTGACCATGAGACTACTATAATGCTCACGGACACACTTGGTATGGAGCTTAAGTCTCCTACTTTAAACATGATGAAGGACATTGATGTAGAGAATATGGAAGACTCTGCAAATGTATTCAAATTGATATCCAGATGTACTGTAAAGGTATGGGATGAAGAACAGGTATATGATGATTTCACAGATGCGGAGATGGAAACGTTTTTGGGCGAGATGGATGCAACTACATTCGTTAAACTTAAAGACTTTTTTTGATACTGCACCTAAATTAAAACATGAAATTAATTATAAGAATAGTGAAGGAAACGATAGAAGTATTAAATTAGAGGGGCTCTCTGATTTTTTTTAGTATTGCTGAGTCATAATAGTCTTGCAAACTACTACTCTTTAGTTTTCTCGCTGGCTCAGCATCATAAATACTCTATAACAGAGATTGAAAATCTGATGCCCTTTGAGCGTGATATATATGTTGCTATGTTAATGGATTTCCTTGAAAAGGAAAAACAAAGAAATGAAGACAGGGCAGCGTCAATGAAACGAAAATAAAGGGAGATAAGAATGGCAGATGAAAAATTTAGTGGTGACATGAGCCGCAACGAGGTCGAGATTGATCTTGCTAAATTCATGGAGCTTGTAACAGAGAACTCAAACTTGAAAGCTAAAATTGTAGAGATGGAAGCTAATAAAGAACCTGATAATCCTTGGCAGAGATGGATATTCCTATCCAACATGGTTGATTCGTGGAGAATCTTTCCACGTGCTTTTCTAAGTGTATACATTTTCTTATTGTACTATTGCACAATGTGGTTCATGGAGCTTGAAGCTCCTACCATGGAACAATCTGGTCTTATCAGTATTGTTGTTGGTGCAGGTGCAGCTTGGTTTGGCTTATATGCTGGAACAGCTAAAGATAAAATTAACGGGAAGTAAATAGATGGCATTACCTAAGGGACCACTACTAGCACCTATCGGCCGCAACATGCAAGAAATTGCTGTGGAAGATATTGCAAAAGAGATTGCTGCTGAGTTTCAGAAGCAGGTCCCTATGGACATGACACATAATGTCAACGTTACTGTGGATCCAATTCAAATAGATGGATTGGAAGAGAGTACAGACGCTGATAGGATAGTTGATGCATTAAATGCTATACGATCTGAAAATCCTGATAACGTCAAAGTAGTCAACGCTGATCCTGTTCAAGTTACAGTAGTTAATGATGCAGAGAAAGTTGATGATCCAGAAAATGAGAATGACGCCAACACAACGCTCGAATACCTAGATTTAATTGTAGATACTATAAAAGATAATACCTCTCAGATAGTTGATGCTATTCGAATGAGCGGAGGTTCAACTCGAAGCGACGGCGATAAAGAAGAAGAGCAAGACAAGAACGAAGACGCTGCTAGAGAACAACAAGATGAAAAAGCTGCTGCTGGTAAAGAAGGCAGTACTGAGCCAGAAAAAAATCCTGAGCAAAATAAGTTTAGCAAGTTCATGACTAAGTCGTTCAAGGGTATCGGCAAATTATTTAAAAAAGTATTCACAGGATTTAATTTGTTTATTTTAGCTATTGGAGCTGTAGTATTAGCATTGTTGAACTCTGGTGGTGTTGGAATCATGGAGAAAATGAAAGATGTTTTCAATACTTTTGTTACTAAGGTCATCCCACCTATCCTAGAAATGGTTGCTGACATTGGTGCTGTAGTAACACCATTCCTACTTCAACTACTAGAAAGTTTTGGTATGATTGCTGCTATGATAGCTCCTATAATAACAAGATTAGTTCAAATAGTACTTCCTCCAGTAATGGCAGTTTTGAATTCATTGATAGAAGCGTTCATGGGCATATTCAATGTAATCATGCCTGTTGTTACTCTGATTCTAGAAACAGTACTCCCCCCACTCGGAGAGGTGTTAGCAGAATTGGCCACCCTCATTGGTAATATAATAGAAATGGCATTACCGCCATTATTAGGTGCACTGGCCACGACCGCAAAAGTAATTGGTTTTGTTGCTGGTGTATTCTCATCGGTTGTCGGTGTATTAAATACTTTGTTTGATGCTCTCTTTTCCATTGGTTCTGGAACTGGAAATTTTACAGACATACTCATTCTGGCTATGAAACAGTTTTGGAATGGGCTTATCAGCGCAGTTCAGGGCTTATTATCTTTTCTGCCTATGACTAGTGGGGCAATTGAAGGCTTAGAGAGTCTTAAGGCTGACACTAGTGGCGTGGAAGAGAGAATAGAGACTAGAAAGAAAGAAAAGGTTGGCAGGGATATTGAAGAAGCCGAAAAAGCAATTGACATGGATGCTCCTTACATGGAAGTTCAGACATCTGTCAATAGAGCAGTTGCTGATGGTACTATGAGTAAGGAAGTAGGTCAAGCAATATTAGCTAAGAAAGAAGAAAAAGATTTATTAGCAAATCCAGAAAACATTAATCCGGATCCAAACAACGATGCTATGCTGACTATGTCAGATCTATTTGGCCCATCTGAAGATGCGGACAGAGAATTTGTTATGAATAAAAATATGCTCCCTGCAGACTTGCAAGGTGCACCAGAGCAGAATATCAATCAAACAGCTGCTAACGTCAACAATGCATCACAAGATGCAAGCGAATCCGAAAAGGATACGAAAGAGCCAATAATCAATCAGCCTGGGAGTGATCAGTTTGCAAGTTTTGTTAACCAACAAACTTCTATAAGGAACATCACCACCGGCGTGATTGGCACCGGTGGCGATTCAAGTCTAGGTCATCGACATAGACGAGTCCTACCTGGCGTAGCCTAGTCGGCTGCCAACTTCTTAAAGAACTCTAAAGACTCATCGTCATCAGAATCTACCTGTGCCATTTCTGGAGCAGGAGCAGAAGGTGCTTCTTTTGCTACTACTGGAGCGGGAGCTTCTTCCATAGAAGACTCAGCTGTAGTAGAAGGTGCACTTCCTTGTAGTCCTAATACTCTATTGAGTTTAGTTTGAAGTTCTTCATACGTCTTAAAGTTAGAGACGTTCACAAACTCATTAAGAGGATTCTCTGATTTCCAGATACTCTCTAATGTTTCGTCCTCATCTAACAATGGTGCTGATGGATCAAACTCTGACTTATCATAGTTCCTGTAGCCTTCTACATTCCTAATTTTAAGTTTAAAGTTTGCACCTTCCCAAAGGTCGAATGGGTTCATAGGACTCTCGTCCTCGAACTGAGGATTCATAGCTTCGTTTAGCTTGTCAAAGATTTTCTTCCCGTACTTGTACAAGAATACTTTACCTTCGTTCTGAGGATTAGAAGAGTCTGAAACCACATAGATGTTAGAGATGAAAGACAAACGTCTTTTCTGCTTTCTAACTTTATCTTTGTTAGCTTCGATACCACTATTCCAAAGCATTGAGTTATACTCAGACACTGGATCTTTCTGACCTAGAGTCGTTAATGAGTTCTCAATGTACCAGCCACCTGGTCCTTGAAAGCCATGGTCCCACATTCTTACGAACGGTACGTCTTCACCATTGGATTCAGGTAGAAACCTAATAACGGCATAGCCATTACCAGCCTTGTCTACTTCTGGTTTCCAAAAGCGTTCGTCGGGTCCGTTTTGTTGGGATTGGTTTGAATTGAGCTTGTTGATCTCGGTAGTGAGATTAGCAAAGCCCTCGGTGCGATTGCGCTTAAGCGCGGCAAATGTATCTGTCATATATTCCTCCGTATGCGATGTATGCGTTGTATTTGCGTTATATTAAATAAAGCGATCTTTTACGATTGCCTTATACTTATTTATGTCAACTGACATGAAGGGACGGTAATTAATCGACTTTGCTTTGACCTGCGGCCAGATGACATCGTCATGTAACACTTTGTCCCAATACTTATAATTATACACCATCATGTCTATTAAAGTCAACGTTTCAATGCAAATATCTTTGCGCATGTATAATCTAAGTAGGTAAGGATGTTCGTTCTCTGGAACTATAATGTTCTCATCGAAGTTATCCTTTAGTTTAGATAGGTCCTCTTTAAAGACATACGTTAGTGCTTGCTTTCGCTTACGATAGTTCTCGTAGGCGGCCGTGCACTTGTCGTCTCTGAGCTGGCCAATCCAAAAATCATTGTCGCCATCAACAAAGTTGGCCAGAAGAAACTCTTCGACGTTCTTTTGTTTTGATAGCTTGTAGAAAAAGTATTTGTCCTTTCGTATATCAAATGAGTGTTGATTTGCTTTAACCTTTCCATTGTATTTGTGATAGTCATACGAATCAGATGAGAAGTGTCTCTTCATTGCAAGATACTTTTGGTATACTTCAAATGGTTCCACTGTAGCTATCCTACCCCTAAAGCTCAGACTGGGAGCTTTGATATTTTCTCTTTGACTAGATTTAATGTTTCTGCATCCTCATATATTAGTGCTTTCAATTTCTGATTACGTTGAATCAGTGACGCTATTGTTTCTGGTTCTACTTCTTCGTTACGCTCAAGGAAGTCTTGTACTGCATCGAGATACGTTATCCTTCCACCTGCTCTATCTACTTCCTCTCTTATCATCTGAGCAAAGTTTGCTGAACTTAGCATTTTAAGTTCTACTTGATCACTCACACGTACTCCCACTTGAGATTATGGATACGCTTTCTGTACTTTCTGTATTCATCTCTATTCCTTGTTCTTACGAAATTAATTAATCCTCTAGCATCGTCCTGCTTCCAACTATCTTGTCGGATGTACCATGGATCTCTGGTTGGGTACTTGACCATTATACGACATTTATCGTCCCAAGACAACAGGTCATAGTCCCATTTCTTGTCTCCCCTACCTAAAGATAACCAGAATTCTGCGTCACCTTGTCGTACTCCACAGTACTCTATATCATAACCACCAGATGACCAGAAGCATTCTCTAGTCATTATAAAACAGTTTGGATGAGCGTATTGTTTTAGTATACCTTTTGGATCTAACAACTCATAGCTACTCATGTCCTCTGGAAGAGCCATGTCTGCTTTAGGTAAGTAAAACATATCATAGTCTAGCTCTTTGTTAAACCTAAGCTCACAATAGAATCCTTCTTGCTCCATTGTATCTGCATCAAGGAACATAATCCAATCTGTCTTGGATAGTTTTACACCAAGGTTTCTACAAGTATGGGAATTGAATCCATTGTCAGGTGTTACATCAACTCCACGTAAATTAAAGTTTGATCTATACGATGCAATAGCCTCTTTGAAGAATTCTCTCTCAGGTTCATTAGCATCGTTTATAATAATAACCGTTGGCTTGAAGTCGTACTTCTTTGCCATGTCTGAATAGAAGTTAAGATGCTCCAGTAAATGAGCTTGCTGACCATACCAAGTAATAATTACTGTGATGTCATTTGGTGTTCTGCTTGCTTCCATAACTCTCCATAAAATGTTTCTTTATAATCTTCAAACCAAGGTCCACCATCAGTATAATGAATAGCTTTAGGATCCGATAAATGATAGTAATCATCTAAGCAGTTCCACTCGAGCGGGATTGATCCAATGTTGTCGTCGTGCAACCATCTAAGTTGATGGAAGTCTAAACCAGGCCTGTGATTGTTTAGATAATGAGGTGTCAGTATTCTATTGCTGGGATGCTCGTTGTTGAATGCCATGAAGCTGGCCCAGTTTTTTCTATACGCTCTATGTTGAGGTATGCCATCCATTTTAATTTGACTGTTTGGAATGTATCCTGGATGCTTGCATACATATGCTGCCATAGATGGATCGAACGTCTTGATTAGCTCACCTGGATCCGCTAAGAAAAGAAAATCGCAGTCCACAAAGAAAGACCATCCTGTATAATTAGATAAGAACGGTACCCAGAATCTCGTATACGTGAAGTCTGTCGACTGAGGCTCACCCCAATCTCTATTGTAGTCTGGTATGTCCTGGCTGCGGAGCTTCTTGACCTCTAATGTAGAGTATCTTAAACTATGTTCGCAAACATCATACGCCCTACGTTCTCTCTCCTCGTAGCCTATGTAAATTTGGCCCGGTGAGGTAATATTCGTATTCTTCATATGTCTTGTCTCTCAATCTTTTAGACTCTTCAAGCAATTCTAAAGTGTGCTCTGGTGAATAGTCTGTCCAGTATTCATATATAACAGCCCAAGGAAATGCCATCTTGGTTATGTGTCCATGTAGCTTTCCGCCTTTACTAAAAATAATCATTGGCATACCCATCCACTTTGCAAGCCACAAATGGGCTCCGTGATATCCAACAACTCCTATAGAGCGCTGCATAATTTTTACAGCTTTTTGGATAGGGGTACTGTAATGTAGGTGAGTCGTATCAAACCCTCTTCTGTTGAATGCATCACATGCCTCAGGCCAAGCATTGCCACTAGGTGTTCTTCCTAACGGGTCTTTCCATCCCTTGTGTGTTGCGTATTCGTGCAATGGTTGTTTATGGCCCATTGATGTTACCATTGCCAGTCTATTATTCCTACCTGCCTTTTCAGTAGATGGCCTATTTGCAAATCCAAATCTAGCTGGTCTAAGGTTGTGGATAGGCATAAACTTATTGGATCCATCGTGATAGTTATCATGGTTGTATGGTAACTTGGATCCGTAGATGTGGTTTACTTGTACATCAAAGAAGTTAACAGGTAACGTATTATCAACAATGAAGTCGCACCAGTCTTGAATGTATTCGGTGTCGTCTGGTTTGTATAATGTTTTCTCTTCGTCTTCCCAATGAAAGTTCAATACAACATCAATAGCATTCTTCTCAGCACAATTAAAAGCATAGCAAATAGGTGATATGATATCTCCATATCCTATTTTACCTTTCCAGTTAATTACTAATGGTGAGTCGTGTATTGGAACAATCTTATAATCCTCATACGGATCATCAACTCGTTTTTTTTGCATTATCGGATTGTTAGGCATTATAATTCCATATTAAAAGATGAAAAGATGGCCCCTCGTTTGTACCCTCGCCTCTTTTCCGATCATCCTCCCGCTCGTCGATGATCTTGCCACTAGTGGGAGCAAACCAGAACTGCTCGACCACCAATTTTATATACGCTATTATACTATAGCGCATACAGAAAGTCAACCTTATTTATCTCTATTAGTTAACCACGTAACCAAAACAAGACGCGTACCTTGTGTGACTTGGCTTACTGAATGTGGCAGCGCATGGTCGTATATGATAGACTCTCCGTCTTCCATATACACTACCTCGGGTATAATTTTTTTATTATACCACGCATCACCTTTGCGCTTGGCCCAACTCGGTCTCGGTTTATTCTTATAGGTCTTGAGAACTATAGTCTCGCCACCCTTGAGATTGGTTGACTGGATCAATGTGACTATTGTCTTAGCTATTTGCTTGTCGTCATCCGTATGTTGCTTTGTAAACGAATCTACTCCATATTCTAAGAAGTATGATGAGTATACATCCAACTCTGGGAACAGGTCATGAATGCCTTTTATCTCCGGAAAGGTGTTACCGTTGATACTTCCAGACCATTGCTTGACGTCATGCAGATTGTAGTTCTGATGATAATAAACAGGCTTAATCTTTGCGAGCTTCTTTACAATTGAAGCACGCTCCTCGGATGTTATAACTTGTTTAATTTCGTAGTCCATATTTTTCCACAGAAAAAGGGCCCTAGAAGGCCCTTTGTTCATTTTAAGAACTATTAAGCCGCTTCCGCGTACTTAATAGCAGTCTCGAGAGCTTTCACTTTCTTAACTTTATTTAGTCCGTACCAAGCAGACGCTAATCTTGAGTCAGCACTTCTGCCTAGCTCATGGTCTGTTAAGTATGTGACTGCATTGTATGCTTGCCAGAATGAACCTTTGCCCATCTCTGCGCCAGGTTGTAAAGGCATTACTTCTAATGCTCTTTTAGCATTCTTAGATGCATACTTGTCAAACTCAGCTATCGGGAAGGTTTTCATCTTCGCGTTAGGGTTTGTGTTAGGGAACACAGTAGCAAAATATTGCTTAAGTGTTTCATCAGTCCAACGTTTTACGTTAAGGAAGTTAGCCATCTCTTCATACTGAGACATCTTCTCCTTAGCGATACCTAAGAGGCTTTTAGCTTCTTGTGCATCAAACGCTTTCTTGTGAGACATGGAGACTTGATAGTCGCCTTTCTGTCCTAACGAAAGTGTTAACGTATTGTTACAAACAACTCTGATAGGAGTGAATCGAATATCGACCGCTCTACCATACATATGAGGATTAGTTAGTAGCATATAAGATTCTACTAAGTCTTTTCCACCAATTGTGAAGTCGTCTTTAACTTTCGCTAAACACCATACACGCTTTCCATCTTGAAGAGCTCCAGCCGTGTGCATTTCCATGTCACCTGCTTCAACAAACTCTCTAAAGAAGTCAAACGCTTCTGCATTCTGAACTGGGTTCCAGTTTCCTGATACCATATCGAGTGCAGTGTTGTCCGAAGTCCTAATAAGCATATCATGCCCACTGTGGATCTTCTCACCATTAAGGTCAGCATAAGCTGGGACCTTTTGAACTTCCCAATCTAGACCTGCTTCTTTCATCATGTCGTCGACTGAAATATTTTCTGATACTTTTGTACCAAGGCCATGCCAGGGAAGTTCACCCGCATAAGCCATCGTTTCTACCATATGTGCCATTTTTAGCTCCTATACTTTAAATGATTAACAAAATGAGAGGGCCTTTTCATCCCCTCTCTTGACTGTTCGGTCAGCAACCTCAAGAGCTTTAACCCGGATCTCTTGTTCAGTTTTAAGTTCGTTTTCGTCCTTAACATATATCTATTATACTAACTATTAGATTTGAAGTCAACAATTAATGTAAAACTTTTTTCACACCGCCGATCACTAAGAACTCAAGTTCCCAGTTACCGTCTTGGATATCAATACCTTCTCTGTGTAGTACACTTTGGCACATCAGATCCCAACTAGCATCTGGAAATGTTTTATCCATGGCTAGTTGCATCTCTTTACCATTCAGAGGAATCTCTTGATTGATATTTGTTGCGAAGTGGTTTAAAATTATTCCGTTTATCATTACGCTGCCTCCAACATTGACATTGGTACGTTATACTGACGACCTCTCATCTCAACCACACAACGTGACTTGTTGACTTTGATGATCGTTCCAGGAGTACGCTTAGTCTTCTGAATTACAAAACAAGCCATGCCTTCTGATAAAGACATCTTAGCATTGCTAGCTTTGATTGAGTTGATGTTAGATATTAACGATGACAATTCTGCATTTGAGAAGTTGTTAGCGTTGATCTCTTTTGATATTTCTGCTACTGTTTTCATATTTTTTTTCCTTACTTTATTATTTAATATACAACTATTATACAACCTTATTGATTTGAAGTCAACAGTTATTTTCAATATGTTTGCAATTTCCTCTGAATTTAAACCCTGGGCAACTGCACTTATCATCAATGATGAAATATTTTTTGCCATTACTTCCTTGAACTTCTATAGCACCTCTGGTGAGATCATCGGGATATTCACCGATCTTCTCAAACTTGCGCCTTGCTTTGCTGAATCCTTTAAGAGGATTAATGAACACCTTGTCGTTATGCTGTACAAGATGACCCTGAGCATTAACATGATATACACCATTATTGTAATCCCAGTCGGTTACTTCTTTAAGCATCTCGATCATGCTACTGCCTCCAGCTGGTCATGATAAGAGTCCTCAAGGGCCTCTACCTGAGCATTCCACATATCAGCAGCTTCCTGCTCATAGTCCCACTCATCAGACTCAGCCCAACGAGCAGCAGTCTCCTCATCTGGAGCTCCAGCATCCAACATCGCTTGGATGTTAGCCTTCTGGAGGTTCTCCTCATAGTTATTGTCGGCATCAATCATACGAACGTATGACTCATAGTCAGCGTAAAGCTCTTCTACAGAGAACTGTAGGAAGTCGAAACGAGCTCGACAGCCATTAAGCTCCTTAGAAGCATCGGAAATCATTCCGTAGATATCCCACTTGATCTTCTGCTCGATAGTGAAGACACCAGCTTCGTGATAGAAGCCAAGCCCAGCAGTGTGAGGGTACTTGACCAGCTCTGCAGCCACAAAGTCCTCAAGAGAGGTAAATCCCTCGAAGTTATACTGGCCGTTTTGATCTGTGAATTTCATATTGTTCTCCTTACTTAACATACAACTATTATACCATGTCGTCGATTTAAAGTCAACAGGCTACTTTCCAGTGTAGCCTAATTTCTTCATTGCCCCTCTTGGGTGTTCTGCATTAGCAAGTTCAAGATACTGTTCTACAGTAGCATTCTTTACTAAGAAGTTGACCCATGTTTTCCAAGGCTTGTATCCGTATTTGAATCTAGCGATGAACTCAGGCTGTGGTAAGCCGATCCATGATGGGTGACACTTAGGTCTTGCAACCTCCATGTTTACTGAATTAGTGTGACGCCCTCTGTACATTAAGTACATTCCGTCCCACGTGAAGTCTTCTTTTTTGAATTTAGTCATTGTATTTCTCCTTAACATACAACTATTATACAATATGGTTGATTTAAAGTCAACAGCTACTTTCCAGTGTAGCCTAATTTCTTCATTGCCCCTCTTGGGTGTTCTGCA